AAGCACACGCACGGCAACTTCGACTCCGGCTCCTATCCAATTTTTACCGACCTCTGGGTCTGTTTTGTTCCGTGTATCCCGCTGCATATAAGGATTCAGCGAATAACGCCGGCGATCTTCGAAATAAACGAGGCCAACCCATGAACACCGCCGCGGCCGGGTCCCTGACCTGACCGCACCACGACAACCGAGACCGGCGGAACCTAGGACCGACGGCCGAGGGCACCACGCGAGCGACCGGATCGAGCGACGGCAATAAAGCCACGCGAGGGTCCGACGCTCAACTCACGCCCCGGCCCGTCCCCGCTCCCCACCGTCTCGGGCCTGTTTTCGCCGCGACATACAACGCGAAAACGTCATATCGCCGAGTCCCCTGGGGACTAGGCAACCACCAAAAACGCCCACAAACCGAGACCCCTGGGGCGCAATCTGGGGCGCGTTCTCTCGATCCTATCACGTTCAACCAAACGGCAAAACATGGCAACCCACAAGCTCGACCTCGCCTCGATCGCCCTCCTCGACGAAGGCAGGGTCCGCGACGCCTTCGACCGCTGCGTCCGCTCCACGGTCGCCGATATGTCCGACCGCCCGGAAGACGACCGACCCCGCCGCGTCACCCTCTGCTTGATCCTCAAGCCGAGCATCGACCCCGATACCCTCGAGCTCCGCGCCGTCGACATCCGCGCGAAGGTCCTCGCCCACACGCCGCCCGCCGAGTCCGCGAAGGTGATCGCCGAGCCCCGCCGCTCCTCCGACGGCCGCACCCTCGTCTTCGACGACGAAACCGAAGCCGAGGTCCCCGCCCCATGATCTCCGACACCTGCCCCTGTGGTGGAACCGCCGCCAAGCCCAACCGCGACTGCGAGCGCTGTCGCCTCGTCTACGTCGTCCGCGCTACCGAGCGCATGCGAAACGCTCAACGCGACTACCACGCCGGCCGCTCCGGCGAGCTGCTCCGCGTCGCCCTGGATCTCGAGAAGCTCGTCGACCGCCTGCTCTCGCGACTCAACGAAATACAACCGGCCCTGTTTGACACTGACGACCACGCCGACGAGTCAACCACCAACCCCAAGACCGACCGCCACCCATGACACTCAAGACCCGCACCAACCCCGCGATCACCAACCGCGACCGCGAGCAGGCCCGCCTCACCGGCCGCCGCGTCGTCGTCGCCGTCTCCGCCATGCGCCGAGCCCAGGCCTCGCTAACGACTGTGGCCGAAGAGCTCGGCGAGATCTGGCCCGAAGCCCACCGCGATCTGCTCGACTACGTCATGGAGGAAGCCTTCGAGACCGACCCGGAAGCCGACCCACGAATCGACCCCCAGCAATACGACACCGCCGCGGCCCGGCTCCTCGAGATCGTCGCCACCTGTCGATCGACTCAGCCCGCCCCCGCAATCCCTGGGGCCGCCGAATGAGTCATGGCCGCAAGGCACCCGGCGGCAACCTCCGCCCGCGCCCGCTGATCGAAGAGATCGAGGGGCGCGACCAAGACGACCGCGCCGCCCTGCGGGCCGCCTGGCGACGCCTCCAAGCCGCCCGCGCCTCCGGACCCAACCCGCGCCGGGCCGGGTCGACCGACCTACACGTCCGCGAGCTGCTCTTCCACGTCTTCGCCCGCGACCGATCCGGGGCCGGCGCTATCGCCGGCCAATCGCTCGGCGTCCAACTCTCCTACTCCGACCTCGCGGCCGAGCTCGAGACCACGCCCAAGACCGCCCGCTCCGTCGTCGCGCGAGCTGTCGACGAGTTCGGCCTGCTGCTCGTCCGCGAGCAACGATACGTCTCCGGCGGACAATCCGCCAACCGATACGCGATCGACTGGGCCGCCGTTCGCGCGGTCAACAACGGCACCGCCAACGCGACGCACGCCACCCCGGCAAACGTCACCGCGGCCGCCGACCTCTCCGACTCCGTCACCCCGGCGGAACCCGCAAGCCTGGCCCCCAGCGTCACCCCGGCGCCGGTCCTCGTTTGCCAACTCTCGAGCGTCACCCCGGCGCCCGAATCAACCCTCGGACCGCCTGCCATCTCAGGGCACCCCCCTGCCCTCTTAGGGCACCCCCCTGCCCTGACATCGCACCCCTATAAGGAACTACCCAGAATTAAACCCAGAATTACACCACCACCACCAACCGACGGCCCCCAGTGGCCTGTGGTGGTGAGTGTTTTAGTTTCGTTGGGAATGAGTGGCGACGGCGCCGCGTCCGCGATCGCCGCGGCTCAGCGTCGCGACCTGACACCCGCCGACGGCATCGGCCTGGTCGACCTGTTCCGCCGGGTCCGCGACTCCGGATCCCCCGCAACGCCCGGCTGGCTCTACCGCTGGTTCACCGGTCAAAGCCAACCGCCCGCCGATCCCGCCGCCGCATCGGCTCCACCGGCCCGCGTCGCGACCACCACGACGAGCGCGACGACTCAGCGCGAGAACCTCCGAGCCCGGATCGTCAAGGCCGGCCGCCTCGCCGGCGTCCCCGAGGCCGCGATCGACCGCCGCGTTCAAGAGGCCCTCGCCGCCTTCGACCGCCCCGCCGCACCTCAGCCCGCCAACGGATAACCCATGGAACCCATCGGCACCTACGTCCTGGCCACGAAGTACGACGACGGCGACCCCTGCGACCACTTCGCCGTCGGTTTTGTTTCTGGATACACCCACCACGGCCGCTATCTGACCGTCGACAACGCCGGGGCAATTCAACGCCATAACGGCTTCCGGCGAGCTGAAAAAATCACCGACGACGAGGGGCGAAAGATCGTCGAGTTAATGCCAACGATCGGAAACATCGTCGGCCCTAGCCTATGGTGGCACCTCGCAACGATTCGAGGCGAAGTAAACCCGCTCGACCCATGCGAAGGTTACTACGACCACCTCCCAACAAAAAACCGACGCTCCACCGTTCGCGAAACGGAAGTCGCGAACGACCCGCCCACCCCCTAGCAATTTTGTTTCGGAACCTCTGCTAGAATTGCCCGCTTCCGATCGGCGACTGGGGCGCGCCTCCGATCCTTCGGCCTCATCACGGAAGCCCGCATGCTGACGAATGGCTGTCTCCGCTGCCCCGTTCGAGTTCTCGCCGTCCTCGCCGCCGACCGTTACTCCGTCGCGCTGCTCGACGTCCACGGCCGACGCACCCGCGACGACGTTACCGTCACCCTCGCCGAGTACTCCACGCCAATCTACTCCCGCCCCATGGATCCGCCGCTGCGGGTCCTCGGCATGTACGACGAGGAAGCCCTAGCGACCGGCAAGCCTAGCGACGGGCCGGCCGCCTGTCCTCATTCGCGCCGGGCCGCCGAGGCGATCGTCCGCGGGCCTCGGCGATACCTCGAGATCCTGGTACCGGTCTCCGGTCCTCACTGGCTCCGCACGCTCGCCAGTGGCGACGCCGTCTTCGGCGATTTACTGGTTGGCTCGATCGCACCCGACGCCCCCGCCGATGCTCCGCCGCCGCCGACCCGCTCGATCGGCGACCTACTCTATCCCGCCTGGCTCAATCGCCGCTTACCCCGCTGATCGAGGCCCCCGCCATGACCACCTCCACGGCCACCGCTCCGCCCGCGCGACGCTCCAACCAAGTACCACCGCGGCACCGCTGGCCGCGCGAGCGTATGTCGCCCGACGATAGGCCCCGCTGCCCCTGTGGCGAGCCCCTCCGGCCCGTCTCCACGCTCGGCGCGATCACCTACTACGGCCCGGCCACCTGCCCCGGCTGTGGCCACCGCCGCAAGCTCACGAAGCGCGAACGCCGCATCGACTGGGCCGCCCTCCGCGCCGCCTACCTCGGCTTCGACTGACCCGCTCCCCGCTCCGTCTCCCGATCCACCGCTGCAACATGACACAAGCCACCAAGCCCCGCCGCCTGATCGCCCACGACCCGCCGCACCACTGCGCGGGCCTGATCGTCGAGGCGATCGACTCCCCCGGCCCCGGCTCCGCCGGCTACCTCTACCGGATCTCCGGCTACGACCCCCGCGCCAACGCGACCGCGCCGCTCTGCGATCCGCCGACGCCTGACCGCCTCCAGCTCCTCTTCCAACGGGGCGAGGTCGACGCCGTCGGCCTAAACGGCGTCACCGTCGAGGCCCTGCTCGCGATCGTCGAGGACCGGCTCCGCGACTGGTCTCGAGGCCTCTACCCCTGCGAAGAAACGACCCACGCTCTCGCGCGGGTTCAAGAGGCCTCGCTCTGGCTCCACCGCCGAGCCTCTCGGCTCGCCCGAACCGCTCAATAAATAACTCACCGCGGCGGCCTTTACGCTCCGCGGCATGAACACGCCCCCGCCGCTCCCCGAGCCCTATTACCAAGACGACCTCGTCACCCTCTACCACGGCGAGGCCCTCGACCTGCTCGGCCGGCTCCGAGGTCTCGGCGCCCTCATCACCGATCCGCCCTACTCCTCCGGCGGTCAATTCCGCGGCGACCGTACCGCCTCGACCTCGTCCAAATACGTCGACACCTCGACAATCGCCTACCGCCCGGAGTTCGCCGGCGACAACCGCGACCAACGCTCGTTTATGCTCTGGGCCTCGCTCTGGCTCAACGCCGCCCGGCTCGCCTGCAACATCGGCGCCCCGATCTGTTGTTTCTCCGACTGGCGACAACTGCCCACGATCACCGACGCGATTCAATCCGGCGGCTGGATCTGGCGCGGCATCGCGCCATGGGACAAAGGTTACGGCCGACCACGTCCCGGCGGATTCTCCAGCGCCTGCGAGTTCATTATCTGGGGCACCAACGGCCCGATGCCACGCCGCGAGGTTTACGCCCCTGGGATCTTCCGCCAATCGTCCCCCACCGGCAAAGCGAAAAAACACATCGCGCAAAAGCCGGTCCCCGTGATGCAATGGCTCAATCGGATCGTCGACCGGTCCGCCGTCGTTTGCGATCCGTTCGCCGGCTCCGGCTCGACGCTCGTCGCCTGTTCGCTCGACGGCCTCAAGGCGATCGGCATCGAGGGGGATCTCGAGCACCTCGCCAACGCCGCCGAGCGCCTCCGCGAAGCCCGCGAGCAACGCACCGCCGCCGCGGCCGCGTCTCCCTGATCTCCTCCGCCGCCCGCCGCCGATAAAGCCCCTCGCTCTTCGGCGAGTCTCATCGCCGCATGGCAAAGCCCCCGCCCTCGTCTCGCCGCACGCCCGCACCGAAGGCCCCCGCACGCAAACCGGCACGCAAAGCCCCCGCCAAGGCCTCCGCGAGGAAGCCCGACAAGAAGCCCGCCAAGGCCTCCGCCAAGACGCCACGCAAAGCCACCGCAAAGCCGCCTGCAGGATATGACCGGCACCGTCGCCGCGTCGCCGAGAAGGCCCGCGCACAATCCAACCTGGACCGCGAGCTCGGGGCGATCCCGCCGCCGGCCGACCCGGCCCGCCGCTCAGCCTGCGAGGCCGACCTCCGCGTCGCCCTCGAGACCTACTTCCCCGAGACCTTCGCGCTCGGCTGGTCCTCTCAACACCTCGAGGTGATCCGCACCGCTCAACGGGTCCTCCGCGACGGCGGCCTGTACTCGATCGGCATGGCCCGCGGCTCTGGCAAGACCGCGATTACCGTTCGCGTCTCCATGCTCGCGCTCCTGTTTGGCTGGCGCCGCTACCTCGTCCTGCTCGGGGCCTCGCAAGACGCCGCCTCCGAAATGGTCGACTCGATCAAGACCGAGCTCGAGAACAACGCCCTACTGCTCGCCGACTTCCCCGAGGTCTGCGTTCCGATCCGCGCCCTCGAGGGCATCGCCCAACGCGCCAAGGGGCAAACCGTCGACGGCATCAATACCGCGATCCGCTGGAATGGTCGCCGGCGGCTCGTCCTGCCCACCGTCACCGGCTCCAAGGCCTCGGGAGCCTGCCTTCAAGCCGTCGGCATCCTGGGCCGGATCCGGGGCATGGTTCACCTGACGCAAGACGGCCGCACCGTCCGCCCCGACTGCTTTATCGGCGACGATCTCCAAACCGACCAAAGCGCTAAGAAGGCCGCCCAAGTCGAACGCCGCGAAAGCATCATCAACGGCGCGGTCCTCGGCCTCGCGGGTCCCTCCAAGCGAATGAGTGGCCTCATCACGATCACCGTTCAACGGCTCGGGGATCTCGCGGACCGCCTACTCAACCCCAAGATCTCGCCCCAGTGGCAACCGCGCCGCTACTCCCTCGTCGAGGCCTGGCCCGAACGAATGGAGCTCTGGGAGCGATACGCCGAGCTCCGCGAAGAGGACCTCGCCGCCGGCCGCGATCACCTCACCAAGGCCCGCGACTACTACCGCGACAACCGCGAGGAAATGGACCGCGGGGCGATCGTCCCCTGGGCCGAGCGACACGAACCTCACGAACTATCGGCCCTCCAGTCCGCGTTCAACCTTCGGCTCAGGAACCAGGTTACCTTCGACGCCGAATACCAAAACACGCCGACCGAATCGGTCGCCGGGGTCGGCACCATGGCCACCTACGATAGCGACTCGATCGTCCGGCGGATCAACGGCTACCGCCGCGGCGAGATCCCCGCCGAAGCGACTCACCTATTCGCCGGCGTCGACGTTCAGAAGGACGTCCTGTTCTGGCTCGTCGCCGCCTTCGCTCAAGACTTTACCGGCTACGTCGTCGACTATGGATCCTGGCCCGATCAACCCGGCGCCCACTACTGGACCCTGTCGACGATTCAACACACGATCGCCCAAGCCACCGGCCACCGCTCCCTCGAGGCCGGCCTGTTTGCGGCGCTCAACCGCCTGACCGCCGAGCTCTTCTCGAGGACCTGGACCCGCGACGACGGGGCCGCGATCCGCCCCGACCGCCTGATCGTCGACGCCAACTGGGGACCCTCGACCAAAACCGTCTACAGTTTCGCCCGGCAAGCGTCCCACCCCGTCCTCGCGTTCCACGGCCGAGGGATCACCGCCAAGCAAACGCCCCTGGCTCAGCGCAAACGACGCACCGGCGAGCAGGCCGGTCTCGAATGGTACATCCCCAGCACCAAGGGCACCAAGCAACCGCGCCACGTTATCGCCGACGTTAACCTGGTCAAGACCTGCCTGCGCGAGCGACTCCTAACGCCGCTGGGGGACCCTGGGGCCTGGTCCCTGTTCCGGGCCGACGCCGGCCGGCATCGCATGATCGCCGACCACTTTTGCGCGGAGTATCCCGTCGAGACCTCAGGCCGCGGCCGCGACCTGCTCGAGTGGGCCGCTCTGCCCGGCCGAGACAACCATTGGCT